CTTAGACCTTCGACTGCGGACAACGATATCAACGCGGTGCGTTCGATGGGTGTTGTTCCTGGTGGCACGATTGTGAATCACTATCTGACTGATACGGATGCGTGGTTCCTTCTTAGTGACATTCCGAATGGTCTGAAGCACTTTAATCGCGTTTCCCTTGAAACGAGCATGGATGGTGACTTTGATACCGGAAATGTTCGCTATAAGGCTCGCGAGCGGTACAGCTTCGGTATTTCAGATCCATTAGGGATCTGGGGATCACCCGGAGCGTAGTGAGTAGGGGGTGGGGACGGTTCTATGTTTGGACCGTTCCCGCCCTTTTTCTTTTTCCTGACTATCAAGCGATTGATAGACACTAGCCACGACAGGAGAAACTGATGGCTAACACAACTTTTTCAGGACCAGTTAGATCCGAAGACGGATTTGACGTAGTATCGAAAAGCTCAACAACTGGTGCAGTCACAACTGAATTCAGTTTAGACGGATCGGGGTTGCAGGTTACTCCGATCACATTGGGTGACGAAGACACCACTCTGACTGCTACCGCTAATGGTGGCAGGATCAATGTTGTTCCGGCGATTACCGCAGACCGGACACTTACCCTTCCGTCGCCTACGGCGGGGGTGTGGATGAGGATCATTTATGGCGGTGCGGCAGAAGAAGCGGAGAATCTGATTATTGATACTGGCTCCGATACTAATTACTACATCGGTGGTATCGTTCATTTGGATTCCAACGCAGACAATGTTTCTGTTTACGCTGATGGCGGTTCAAACTCTATACTAACCCTGACAGATTTTGGTTTATTTGAAATCAATCTTCTGGCAAAAGATTCAACAAATTGGATCATCTGGGGTTATCAGGAAGGTGCGGATGTACCTGCCTTTACCGATCAGCCCTAAGAGATGATTAGTTAAACTGAGATAAGGCCACCCATCTAAGGGTGGGTGGTCATATCTCCTATTGCGAGCGGGGCTAGGAGTCCTGTCCTCGCGGGGAGAATCAAATGGCAGACGCAGTAACGTCCCAAACGATCCAAGACGGTGACCGAATCGCCGTTATGAAGTTCACCAACATCTCCGATGGCTCAGGCGAAAGTGCCGTGACCAAGGTAGATGTTTCCGCCCTCCAAGCCGAATCCGGCACCGGAAAAGCCTGCGCTGGAGCTACAATCCAGCAGATATGGTATGACTGCTCCGGTATGACCGTAGATATTCTATGGGATGCTAGTAGTGATGTGATCTGCTGGACTCTCAGCGGGTACGGATTCTACGATTTCCGCCAAGCTGGACCCCTTACAAATAATGCGTCTAGCCCAACTGGAGATATCAATTTCACCACCACGGGTGATGATAGCGGTGACCGATATACCATCATGCTGGCTCTGAGAAAGAGCTACTAATGGCCGAAAGTAAGAAAGGCAGCGTTCCCGAATACAACGAGATCGCCAAGAAGAAGGCTGATGCAGATCATAATTGGGGATACTACAGTAGGTTGGTGGAAAACTATCCTGGTTATGAGGAGGAGGTGGGATACACAAGCCATATTGCCAAAGAATATCCTAATTGGAGGGCTTTTTAATGGCTACTTCAGGAACTGCTACATTCAATCTTGAAATTGCAGAGGTTATTGAAGAAGCATTCGAGAGATGTGGCCTTCAGTCCAAAACGGGCTATGACATTGAAACAGCTCGTCGTTCTCTGAATCTAATGAGTCTTGAGTGGGCGAATCGCGGACTCAACTTCTGGTGCGTAGAACAAGGAACTGCTAGTACAGTTGCCAGCACTTCTACAGTCACGCTGCCAGCAGATACAGTCGATCTTATTGAACATTGGATTCGTGAAGGGACGGGTACATCACAGAATGATCAGCCCCTTTCACGATTTAGTGTATCTCAATACTCGACTATTCCCAGCAAGCTTACCGAAGGGCGTCCTGTAAATATCTACATTGATAAGCAGGGTGCTGCTCCGGTCGCGTATCTATGGCCGACACCGGATAAGGTGTACACGTTTGGGTATCAGCGTATTAGGCGGATCGAAGATACGGGAGCGGTAGGGTCTACTAATCCCGATGTTCCTGCCCGCTTTCTTCCTGCATTGGTTTCTGGATTGGCATATCGTATTTCACAGAAATACCCGGAAGCTTTTGTAAGATCCCCTGAACTTAAAGCCGAATATGAGTTTCAATGGCAATTAGCAGAACAAGAAGATCGTGATAGAGCTTCTGTGCACTTTGTGCCAGGAGGTTATTCCTGATGGCTCGTTATGCTAATGGGAAGTATGCTTTCGGATTCTGCGACCGCACTGGATTCAGGTATAAGATCAAGGATCTCGTACCACAGATTAAGGCTGGACGCATGACAGGACTTATGGTCGGCAAGGATATGTTGGACGAAGATCAGCCGCAAAACTTTTTAGGTAGGCTTGGTGATTATGCTGATCCCGAAGCTCTCAGGAATGCGCGATCGGATACTGCACAAGATACAAGTAGGGAGCTGTTTGCGTTCAATCCGGTAGGAAATGGTGGTGGAGGTGGGGGAGGCAACCTTATAGCACATGGGCAGGTGGGCATCGTGAAGGTGACTACATGACCTACGCTGAACTTGTAGCCGCTATCAAGGATTACGCGAACAATACTGAAACAAATTTTGTTGCAGCGATTCCCACATTTGTAAAGCAAGCCGAACAACGTATATACCGTTCGGTCAATCTACCTGTGAATCGCAAGAATCAGACGGGTAATATGACTGATGGTAACGTCTACCTGGCAATGCCTTCGGACTTTCTGTTTCCGTTGTCTTTGTCGATCACAAGTTCCAGTAACCAGATATTCTTATTGAATAAGGATGCGAACTTTATTAGATCGACGTATCCGAATGCGTCCACTAAAGGCACACCTAAGTATTATGGCACCTTTGCTAGTGATACATTCATTATCGGGCCTACACCTGATGCGGATTATGTGACGGAACTGCACTACTACTATCAGCCATCTTCTATTGTTGATACAAGTCCGTCTTGGCTGGGCACTAATGCAGATACAGTTCTGCTTTATGGCTCCCTCGTAGAAGCATATACCTATATGAAAGGCGATGCGGACATGATGCAGTTGTATCAGCAGAGGTATCAGGAAGCATTGGATCTACTGAAAATGCAAGCGGAAGGTCGCATGACTGGTGATGAATATCGTGATGGCACGATAAGGGTGGCTGTAGCATGATCAACGGTGAGATCGGGAATGTGATCGTAACGACTACTGAACACTGTAATCTAGGACCGGAACATTGGGCTGACCGTGCTACGGAGCAGGTTATTGCAATAGGCGAGGACGCGCATCCCTTGATTGTGGATCAGGCGAAGGCTTTCAAAGATCGTATTCGCCATGTTTTCAGCTATTATATCAAGGAAGCGATCATAGAGGATCGCTCCAAGGTAATCACCCTATTACGTTCAGCAGGTCATAATGATCTAGCTAATTCAGTGGAGAAACTATAATGGCATTTTCAGGAAATTTTATGTGTACCTCTTTCAAAAAAGAGTTAATGGAAGGTGGTCACAACTTTAAGAATTCAGGTGGTGATACATTTAGAATGGCTCTATATACAGATAGTTCTTCATTCACTGCCGCCACTACAGCGTATACCAGTAGTAATGAGATTACTAATGATGCAGGATCTGCCTACTCTGCTAAAGGAAATTCACTTACACGGGTAGATCCTACGACAAGTAGTACGACTGCCTATACTGATTTTGCTGATACTTCGTGGTCTACTGCTACGTTTTCGGCTATGGGTGCGATGATTTTTAATGATAGTCATTCAGGTGATGCGTCTGTTGTTATTTTAGATTTTGGTGCATTGAAAACGGCCACTGCTGGTACGTTCACGGTTGCCTTTCCTGCGGCTGATGCGAGTAACGCGATTATTCGTATAGCGTAGTATGGCAAATGTAACTGGCTGGGGCCGTTCTACCTGGGGTTCTGGTACCTGGGGCGAGCCAGTTCCCGTTGATGTAACGGGTCTAGCGGCAACAGGAGCGGTAGGAAGTGTCACCGTAACAGGTGATGCGAATGTAACTGTAACAGGAATTGCTGGTACTGGTGCGGTAGGAACCGTAACAGCTACCGGAGATACGAATGTAACCGTCACTGGTCTGGCGGCCACGGGTGGTGTAGGAAGCGTTACCGTAACAGGTACGGCAAATGTTACGCTGACGGGTCTGGCCGGAACGGGTGCAGTTGGCTCTGTAACGGTGGCAGGTGATGGAAATGTTTCGGTAACAGGATTGGCCGGAACAGCCGCAGTTGGTTCGGTATCGGTAACGATTGATGTTTCGATAGC